TTTTAGATTTTGATCTCCATGACATAACTTATTCCTATTTAATATAAATATACTAGTAGTCCCAACGAATTAGGAAATTCATATCTATATCATCTCGTTTTTGTATTGGTTGTGCTAATTTGGCTACGGCTAATAGTTGATATTCATCGTTGTATAATCCTATACTTGTAATGTATGGAAATGCCGAGCCTGATTCAAATATCCCTTTATATCTATTACCAGGTCTTCTTCCTACTTGTTGTGCTTCAGTTAATGCTTTGTCGAGGGGCGGTGCATATGTTGCTGATGGATTGAGTGTTTTATTAAAATCTCCTTTTGGAACACGAACTAATATTTCATTCTCATATATTGTATGTATTCCTTTCCATGATGTTATAGATGATTCTGCAAAAAGTCCTGAGCCTGTATTATATTTTGGCATTGGTGATGATACTACTAATTGGCCGTTTCTATAGAATACATTTCCTGCTACGTTTGTTTGATATAATGAACCTGATAAATAATGTCGGTTTGCTAATGATACAATTGCGTTATTTTCGACTGCATAATCATACATACGGATTTCTGCTAATCTATCATTATTTAAGCTTTTGTTAGGTCCAAATTCTAAAGTAGTGGAACCTCTAGTAAAAGATCCTATCATCACATCTGCTTTATTTGCTGTAGAACCGTTTGGTAACGATCCACTTGTTCCGGAGTGAATTCCATCAAGAAATATTTGACACAATGAACCAGAATTACGTACGGCTATATGTTTCCAGCCTGTAGGTGAGTTTGTGTGTTGTGTCATTACTGTAGATGCTGAAATATGTAATGCATTAGTTCCATTACTTGCTTGGAAATGATATGTGTCAATATTGCCTGCAGCCGATGATGATACTCCTATCACAAATGGAGTTCTTACCTTACTATAATCTCCATGGATATCGGGCATGATAATTTCATTAATACCTGTATGTAATTGGCCTGTATTATTATTATAATATGTTCCTTCTGTAATGCCGCCTTTTGATATAATTGGTTTTGAGTGGCCATCAGATGTTTCTTTAGAATAATAAAATGATATTGTCCAATTATCATATTTGCCAAATCGATTAAATGCCGGTTCATGTGGAATACGTACATATGAATTTGACGCGGAAAATATTCCTGATATTCCTGATATTCCTGATAAATTATTTGTATAAACGCCGGAACAAACGGGGCCGTATCCTAAATTAATATTTTTTACTTTAGCTAATCGATGTGTTTTCTGTAATTGGTAAGGGATATGTCCATCAAGATCTTTGCAAGAATAAGAAAGACTGTTTTGATCACCAAATGAATTGAATTGTCTAAACTCATTATTAAATGTTAAATATAATAATTCACGACTAGATGATGCAAAGCTAGATGTAGCAATTGCAACATCTCGTAAATTACCTTGTGCATCATCTTTTAATTCAATTGAATTTGTGCCGCCTAATGAAGAAGTTATAACAACAGTTCCGGGTTTTATACGTTCGCCAATATCATTATATGGTATGCTAAGTGTTGATGCTGAATGGAAAAGAGTTTGTTCTGTTTTAAAATTTAGAAAATGTTCTGACGCATATGTTTTAGTTTCTATTGTAGCTGATTTGTAATTATACTTGCCATCTTTATAAAATCTGTGGTCTAAGGATTTCCATATCACGTGTTGATTTGAACCATCAGCATTTGTTGCGTATGGAATGTCTCCATCATAATCAATTCGAAAATCTGCATACACTGCCGATTGGGTGAAATATCCTAGTTCAGATGGTGTTAAAGTTACTGTATAACTTTTGTAGGTTTTGAAAGGTTGTGAATAATGTACGTCACTTGATTTGATCGTCTTAAAAACTGTTGGTGTGATTGGCATATCATGTTGCTATTTTATTTTTAAAAATCAAGCTTAACTCTTATAAGAGCTTCTCTCGTGAACGATTTTAATAATGGTTGACTTAATTTTGCAACTGCTAATAAGTCATGACTTTGATTATATAATCCAATAGTTGTGATATATGTTTGTGGATCATTTATGAATGTCGTATATCTTAATGCTCCTGCTGAGCCTGTAACAAACGATGGATTATTTGAATAATTATATTGTCCATTTTTAATACGTACAAAGAAATAACTAGACTTAACTTGTTCTGATGATCTTGCTTGAATTCCTCCTGACATTGTAGATGGGACCATTGAAGACCCTGTTGCAACTGACGTAAATAATTTTATTGCATTATCACCTTGTATTAAAGAGCCAGTTGTTGTATCAAAATTAGCTCCTCCATCAGCTACTAGTTTATCTAATTGAGTTGCGTCTAGTACAGCTACTCCTACTTGTGGATACAATAATCCAAAATAAGTTGGATTACTTGTGCCAGCATTACCTTTGAATATAGATATTCCACCATCAATTGAACCAGAAACAAGATTATATACTTTACCAGACGGTCCTACAGTAGCAGCTGTTGTCGATGAATCATCAACAATTTGTACAAATTCGCCGGTTTCTGATGGACGTACATGTGAGCCGGTATGTGAATCATTTCCTACATTTCCAGCTATTGAACCTGATAACATTGCAAGAGTTATTTCAAAATTGCCTTCATCTAACTTTTCTCGTAGTCTTGTACGGTTAAAATTTATAAAATAACAACTATCAGAATCTGTTCCATTAAATGTAAATTTTAGGTCTGTTGGTTCAAGTAACACTTGTGCGTATTGTTTATAAATAGCTCTAGATGGCGTATCATTATTTAAATTACCTGTTGTATCTAATGAGCCCGAACCTGCAAAGTGTCCGTATGCAAAAGAACATTCGACCTTCGCATTTACATCTCCATCTGGGTCTCCTGTACTATATATTTCTTGATAATATGTTTTTTGAGTTGTTGTTAAATTTGAAGAAGTATACATTGCTGTTAAACTTCCTGTATTTCCTGCAAACAATCCTTTAGTGACTGTCTCCTGTTGATTACTTCTTACATCTCCTGTAGTTTCGTTTAAGTCAAACGGCGAAAATGTATTACTCAATTGTTGAGCTTGTCCTGTTCCTGGGTCTCCCATAATTTTTTCCTTTTATACTATTATTTAGGTTGTTCCGTCCCATTTTCTGATTGTGAAACTAAAAGTTACTTGTCCTCCTGTTTCATTTCCGATAATAGTAATAGAAGCTTGCTTTTCACTTTGTGTATTTTGTTTACCTACTACTTGGAATGCAAATCCTTGTACAGTTACACTTTGTGCGGCCTCATTATCTCCAATAAATGCTGGCACTGTTGGTTGTCCTGTTACTCCTTGTGTTGCAACCAGACTAGCTACATCAGAATCAGATAATACAGCTGTATATCCTAATGTGTTATTTGCGTTTTGAAAATTAAGAGTTGTAGGAAGAATACCAATAGGCGTGCTTGCATCATGTGTTTGTCCACTGGTGTTCGCTATTTGTACAACAGGAACTCGTCCTAAATTACTTAACCCTTTAGGCATAGTCATTAATTTATATTTTAATGCTTGTGTTTCATCAGGTAATGCTTCCATAACTGGCATACTTTCTATAGCTGCGCCATAATATGCTGTTCCTAATGGATGATCTGTATTATACAAATCATAATCTACTTCATCATCTGCTAATGCAAAATGTGTAATTTTAAACTCGTTTTGTCCTCGTGCTAATAATTCTCTACCTTTTTTAGTAAGAACTGCATCTACTGTCACTGAACTGTTATCTAAATATCCCATGTTTAATCCCTCTATTTTTAATAAATATGTATCATAGACAATTTTCTATACGTCCGTTTAATTTAGTTTAATATATTAATCAATCGTACTGTGTTGTGTCTATTATTGGCGGTGTATCATTAATAGTAGTAGTTGGACCAACTATTAAAATATTACTTGGACTCGATGCAGGCGCTACTTGTAAATTTACATCTGGATTTTGTGTATACACAATCTGATTTGGATTTACTGACCAGACTTGAACTACGGGCGAATATCCAATACCAACTTCACCAGACCTTTGATTAATTCCTGGGCCGGACAGCTGACAGCCACCAAAGAATAAATTATCTAATGAAGCACGGTTATCATCACGATATCCAACTTCTACTAACGACTGGCTATACCACATATCCATTGACTGACTTAACGCATATTGTTCATTTCTCAAAAATTTTGTAGTTGTAAGAGCGCCTGAGCCTGTGCTGTAATGATTAACTCTTTTGTTGAAAATAGTACTAGGACGTGGTGTATTAAAATACGGTATGATTACACTATATCCGGTCTTTTTAAATGACTGGATCATTGAAATTGCATCAATTTTTATCGATTGAGTACCTGTTTCGGCTGGATTTGCTTCCCAATAAAATTCAACTGTTATATTTGTTCTTTCTTGTATATGTATATCTTTAAATGAAAATCTATCTGTCTGTTCATTTGCGCCGGTATATGTAAAGCTCGTTAGTTTATCTCCTAGAGTTCTGCCATTAAACTCGGCTGATGCTGATACTATATGTCGAGTTCCATCATCATGTTCGGAATGTTGTCCATGGACATTATTTGGTGTTGTTAATATCTTGCAATATATTATAGATTTTCCGCTAGCTTGACTATCTTTATGAGTAATATCAAAATGCAAATCTCTTATTGTATCATATCGACAATAAGTGTTAAATTGCACACGTACTTTATCTGTATGTGATGGAGATGCGGCTAGCTGGGTTTCATTTATATAAAGGTTATCATTTGCGTCAAGAGCATCTGGGTTCCAATTTGTCCAATGATGATTATCATTTCCTGGTTTGATTACTGTATAAGCTGCTGTCCGTGACCCCGATACAGTTGGAGCTTCATCCACTGGCCATATTTCTTTTTGAAAATAGTCTGACGCAAATGATGCAGATGTATCAACTTTTACAGTATACTTATTAGTTACAGAGAATACATTATCTCCAGAAAAATTTGGAGGGGATGTTGTTTCAGCTGTGTATGTATGATACTCTCCAGAGCCGGATGGTATAGGAGTTGGTACTTGTGTCTCATAATGAAATGATTCACGGGAAGGTTTTTTTGTTAAACGAACTTTAGTTCTTTCTAATGCATGAGGCTCTACCAATAATCCTACTGCTTCATCAACACGTTCTGGCAATAATTGTTCTATTTGATGGAATAGTCCAAAGTCGAATTGACTAAATATTCTCATATACGCATTTATATCATTTTTGTCTGTATATTTCTTCCAGTAATCTTTCGAAAAATGTATTAAGTCTGGATAATCCATTTCATATTCGTCATCTGGGTCGCCTATATAATCATCTAGTTCTGCATCTCCAATTTGATTGTATATATCTTTATTAATTTGATCGGCCATTGAATAAAACAATCCTAATTTGGGAGAATCTATTGGCGAAAAATCAAATTTACTACGTTCGGCTGTATTTGTTGTTGATAATTGTCTCACTAATTGATTATCATCAAATCTAATTTTTTGAGACCTAGGATTATTACCTCCTAAAGATATTCCTTGTACATAATATGTTTCTTCTACTGGCTCATAATTACCACGTTCTGGGTTGACTGGGGTTGACCATGTCATTGTACCACCTGGGTCTGGGTCATACATGGCTGCATAAGAGCCTGTCGTATCGGTTAATGAATCTGAAAAATCTTTAATATGATTTGCTGGATGTGATGATGATAATATTGTATTTGGTGTTGTCGAATGATCAACTGCATTTAAATCTGTTCCTAATGGATAATGTCTTACTAATGTATCATATGAACTACTTGGTGATAGACTTGATACATATGATGTAGGATTCAATGTATGTAAATCAAATGTTTTTTGGTCAAGCTCTTCTAACCACTCCCTATATTCTTGCATTGAACCTGAGAAAGATATAATATCTGCAAGGGCTGTTCCTGATGTTGTTCCTGTAAGTAAATGTTGTAAATAGCTATTAACGTTATATACATTAGTATTTGTTCCAGAGCCTGTATATCCGCCTAAAAAATGGTTTAATGTCAGTCCTGGGTCCTCCCAATACGTGTAATGACTACTAAATGTTGGTTTTATACTTAAACTTGCAGAATGTATAATTTTTTGTGATATATAGTCAGATGCTTTTTGTACTTGTACATGATATGTTGTAACTACGTTTGTAGTTTCATTATAACTTCCGTCATCTGTTGTAAAATAATATCTTAAGTTCCAAAAATCTCCATCATATATTGGAACCCAATCTGTCGATCCTGTCATTGGAATAAGCGTTCCTGTTCCGCCACCTTGTACTAAATGTACTCTTCCATAATTACTACTACCTGAATATGAACCTGTATATTCAATTGCTATATGACTCTTTATTCTATTATCTTTACCTGGATAAGTATAGTTGGCGGCAGACGTCCATAACAACATACTTTCTGTAACTGCAGGCTTGAATCTAAATTCCTTAGTTTGAACAGGTATATCGTCTCCACTACTAAGTCCTTCTCGTACAAATCCCCATTCGCCTATATCGGTATTACAATAATCAGATATAATATTAATAGCTTCTTCATTATTAAATTTTAATGCGTACGTAAATCTATCTTCAATTAACGTTGGTACATCGCCCGAAACTTTAGGTCCACCATATTCTCTAATACTTAATAAAGTTTGCGGAATACCATATGTATTCATTAATGCTTTAACCGATCTTGCAGTACCTTTAGTTTTAAGTAGATATGGTAAATTGTTAACTATCCTACGCCAAACTTCGTTTGTTATATCTTCATCTGTTTTGGAAAATATTGAACCTGTTGATTGAAATGAGCCAGAACTATTAACACCTAATTTATATTGCCATAATGATGATGCCTGTTTTCCATTAATTAATTTCCATCCTAATGATTTTGCAACTTGAAATAAAGTATCTTTACTATGACCCAATTTAGGATGTTCAATTGGATGATATGTTTTAGCTAATGTATCGGCATGAGAATATAGGATATCAAAATGATGTCCTATCATATTCACAAATAATTCATACTGACTATTATTGGTATCTAATCGTATGTGTTCTGGTATTGTACGTACTAATGCATTATTATTTTCGTTATCATAAAATGATGCAGAAGCTTCAAGTCCAGTAAACCATGCTGTTCCAAGACTTGATGTAGTATGATGTAATTTATACTGGCCTGTTCCATAACTACCAGAAATATATTTAGGAAAAGGAGTAATTTGATATGCATTAGCACCTATATACCCTCCCTCTAATCGTAGTTGATTTTGTTTATAGTCATCAACCGTGTCATATGTGGATTGGTGTGTAAATAAACTTGAAGTAGAATCATTATACAACCAGCGTTCGAATCCATCAAATGTACCTACAACCTGATTTTTTCGTTCTTTATTTAATGTTACACTATTTTGTAATGAACCGGTATTATCTCCAGTTACTTCTGCTAGTTGCGATAATTGTTGGTCATAAAATTCTATAAGTTGAAGTTTATATTTAAAATTTGCAATCCTTTCTTTAGCAGATGAAAAGTGCACAAAGTTTTCAAATTCCGAATAATTGATTCCTAAATTAGTGCCTGCTAGAGATCCACTAAATAAAGTATCAACAATTTGTTGTGATGTTGATAAATTACTACCTAATAAGTCATTCCATGATTTGAAATTAGTTTCTGTTATTGTACTATATTTAGTTTCAACATCAAAATTTGCTTGACGTATTTTAAATGCATCTGATACTTCTTTACCTGTAAATTCAACGTCATCCGAAAAAGGGTCAGCTGTTTCTATTGCAATCCATGCAGTTCGGCCTTCAATTATGTTATTTCTTAAAGGCTTTAATAATTTCAGACGTAATCCATCAGGATGTGTCCAAGAACCTTGTTGAACAATTGTATATACTTCTCCGCGGCCGAAATTGATAACAAGATTGCCATCTCGAAGGTCTACAGCTGTAGATAAGTCATTAAGATATTCTTCACGAGCATTTTTAATTTGTTCACTACTGCCTATAACTGATCTTATATACATCTCCGTACGGTCTGGTGATATTTCTTCAATATAAAATCCTGGATCATCTACATTTCCTACTCTGTTCTTATGAAAATTATATATTATATGGAATTTGCCTGCTAATGCATCTACCTTATCAACAATTTGAGATAGATTGATAGATACATTGTCTTCTGCCTTTGCATGTGAAATATTGTAGACGCTATGTATATGTATGGCCGGATCGCCTTTGGAATATAAATGGGCTTCTACTTCAGTATTGGGATTGTCGCCTATAGTATGGGGTCTGAGTTGAAGATTCGATCTGTCAATAATTTCGTCAGTCCATTTGATTGCGTGTATTGCACCATCATATGATCTTATTTCTTCTTTATTTGCAAATCTATCTAATGACATAATTTATCCTTAAGGATTTGGGTCCACTCCTGGTTCGACATCACCTTTTCCTAATTCTTCTGCATTATGTACTAAATAATCATATACATAATACACACGTTCGTTATCTAATATTAAACTATATACAGTATCTACTGTCGTATCACATTTAGATATTATATTAAGTACTTCTGTTTTTCCGTCTTTAATTAAAACATCTCCTACGTCTAAAATATTTGATTCAACACCATGATATTCCCAAGTTTCATGTGGATTAATTGCTTTCCACCCTTTTTCAGTTTTGAAAGGATGTTCTTTAGTAACAAAATATTTAGAATTATTTAATGCATATACTTCATGTTCTCCTGGATGTATATTTATCTTTTCAACTGTCGATACTCCATTTTCACTTTTAACAATATCACCTATCTCAATTTGATCAATTCTTTTATATAAACCACTTGGTAAAGTAATTAATGTTTCTCCTACGAAACAGAATCCACCTGTTGAGCCACCTCCACCAGTACCTGTGCCACCACCTGTTGTGCCGGAGGCCGGAGGGTTGCCTGTTGAGCCTCCTGTAGTGTTGCCTCCTCCATACCCGTATATAGGAGGAACAGCATTGACAAACTCTGTATCTGGAGCATCTACTGTGCCGCCATCCATATTTGTTCTATTCCATATCATATATTGTTTCAAAGTTGGTCGATTACTAGTATTGCCTAATGATGTATAATTATCTGCATTAGTATCTGAACATATCTCCATTTTATATTGTCCTATTGTATATCCTGACATTATACTAGTATACTGATATACCCGTGCTATTACAGGTGGATTATTATCTGCGTTTGGAAATGTTAAAGTAGTTATCAAAATAGGAGGTATAGCTATTGGGTTAGTGGAAGTGGATCCACCTAATGATAAATTTTCAGGATGAAAAATAACCCATGACGATCCTTCTGACTGGGGCCAGTATTTTTCTACTATTGTTTTAGCTGAGTTTGGCCAATTGATTATCGACGTTTCCCATGGATCAGTGTCTCCTGAGTAAGTCCACAACCTCAATCTAATGTATTGGATCATTAGCCACATACGTTCTATATATGTACGGCCGATTTGGTTTTTAATAAAATCTACCGAAGTTTGTACTAATTCGTTACTTGCAGGATTTGAACTAATATTTTGGATAGCATCGCTTTGTGGTATTATTTCTAAATCCCATGTTTCTTGTAAAAAGTCGATATATGTGTGAGAACTTTGATTATTTGGTCCGTTTGTCCATCGATTTATATCTGATTGATTAATCTGCGATACTGCAGTTTGGGTAGCTATTCTAGATGTTATTTCACTTTTTAATGCAGTCACGGCTGTCAGCCATACATCAATATCAGCAAGAAGATTAATTACGTCTTGACTAGTATTATGAAATATATCTAAAGATTCTCGTACATCTCTATCGAATGGAGTATCGTTATATGTTCCGTCTTCAGATAATGTATTAGGGATTGTATTCAGTAGAGCAATATCATCTCCCCAGAGTGGCACTTCTTTTGGATATTTTGATAAGCCTGCGGTCCAATATTGGTCTGAATACAGAAGCGCGTTATTTAAGTTTAAATTTTGAGTTGCTGCATCATATACGGTATCTCCGTATGTTTTATAGTAAAACTCGTTGACTTGAAAAACAGGATCTATTTGTATATTTGCTTGATCTAAAAACAGATAGGAAGGAATATGTAATGCAACGCTTCCATGACTTCCTTGGTTCATTACAGCTATCGATGAGGAAATTATATCGACAGATGTTGGGCCGAATCCTTTATCTTCTCCTTCGTAAAATGCGAAATCATTATATCCGTCTTGTACTACATCAATTAGATTTTGATCGGCCTGCATTGCAATCAATTTCCAGAAACTTCTATCTGAGTCTATTTCAGTTCCTTCTGTATAATCATTCGTTCCCTGTGGCCCGCCAAATGGTCCTAACTTTAACCTCCATGCATTTTCTCCTGTGTCTGAGTCTGTTACCCATATTTTCTGCATGTCGTTTTTAACTTCACTAGCGGCTTCCGCATGTAGTCCGGACACAAAGGTCATACTACCCAATGTATCTTTTAACGCGTCCCCATCGACGAGAAAACAGTCTAATTGTGATATTAAGGTGTCTGTGTTTATTAGGGAGCCAGTTGCAGCTGAGCCGGTTGAAGCCGGAGGAGGCGGAGCGCTTGATTCAACATAGTTTCCATAATATTTTACAGACCCTGCAGGCTCATATGGATTCCATATATCTTGATTGAACATGTCTCCTTCGAAGGTTCTATCCCACCATAACCTGTAATCCCGGGATCTCAATGGATCATTATTGCTCCAAGTCCCGTCTTGATTTTCATACGATCCTGGGTGATTGAAATCGTGCCAAACAGGGGCCCATCCGCTGGAGTCACTTAAGTTCATGCAAATTCCCGATTCTACTAAATAATCCGTAAAATCTCTTTTGTTTTGGTCAGTCATGGTGCCCCACCAGTTTATTTCAACGTCATATCCATTTAATTCATTATAATATCGTATCAAATTGGGACTATCAGTAGCTACTTTCCAGAATTGTCCGTACTGCATCATTTTCAAATGGCCGCCGTCATTCTTACACATTAGTTGTCCTTCAAATTTCTCTCTTAACTTTTCTTTCCAGGTTTGAGTTTCATACACCGTTCCCAAATATGGATTGGGGAGATACTTATTTTCGTCATTATCCCAGAATGAATCTTGGCTCGATGGAGACCAATAATCTCCTGGGTCTCTTTTAAATGGAGCCTTTTGTTGATATCCTGAACGAAGTCGTGTTTGATATGTCCAGATATGATCTAGAGTTACTAATTTACGTCTATTAAATTCTGTTTTTGCAGATTCATTGACTTCGACATTATCAGTATTTCTAATTCCGCCTAGTATCTGTATGTCATATCTATTATAGTCTTCATCAGTTGCTTCTTGGATGTCATCATACGTAACTCCTTCTTGAACTAATAATACTTCTAATGTTTTATAATTTGGTATTGGATGCGCAACGCCATCCTTTATATAATACACACAAAATATAGTATTTGGCCTGCTGTCTAATCTCCAATTGGTTGGCCCACGCTCAAGATATTGTGCATGAATATCAAACTCATTTATATCGCCGGCTGCTAGAAACATTGTTGGTGGCTTTAATGGCGGTGGTTCATATTGTATTTCTGGTGTTGTGAAATGTGACCATGACCGATCAATTAAACTGTTTATAGATGCAGCCGATCCTGATGGTTCTAACGAATAAAGACTGTATTCAACTAATTGTGCTCTGTTAGCTCCCCATTCTGGGTCGGTAGAAATTTGTAGGTGTTTTGTATTTGTGTCACGATCGACTGGATGTGACCAGGCTAGCCAAGAATCGGTAGAAAATTGGTCATCTTGTCCTCCCCCCTCGTCTCTCTGCTCTCCTGTATGTGCTTTTGATTCGTCAAATTCTTCGTTCGGCATATTATTTCACCACTTTAAAATAAAAATCATCAAATGTTTGTGTATCATCATATGAGCTAGTTGCTCTAGTTATTTTCAACATTATTTTATAGTATCGTTCTGGCATGAACGAATCCATTCTTAATTTCATAAAACTTCCGTTACTATCACAATCTACTTTTGATGCTGTAGTATCAAATGGTATTAATGTTTCGTCAGTAACTGAATCTATTATGCTATAATAACTAGATGTTGGAAGTCGTTCTGCTGTTAAATAAAAAGACGATGTTCGAAATGTCTTGTTCGGATATTCTGGCCTTACTCCTATTCTGAATTTAGTAATCTCTGATGTACGATATTCTGATTTAATATTTTTAAAGTAAGGAGTATATGTTTCAGAGTCTATTTCTGAAACGGAACTTGAACCTACATTTGTTACATTATTCCATGCAACTTCCAATCTAGGAACAAATATTGTATGAGATTCTCTTCCGAAGAATTTTAAATTACCTAATACTTCGCCTGATTGTTCGTCGCTATGAGGTCTTTTAATGATAAAACCATAATTAGATATACTTCCTGATAGCCAATTTGCTACAATATCTGTTACGTTCATTCTAATATCTGGAACTTCGTTTTTAAATGATTGAGACACTCCAAAACCTGAGCCTGTAATCCATGAGCCTCCTCCAAGTGTTTCGGTTGTTCCTTGTACAGTACCTGAACTTGGTACTGCAGGAGTACCTATACTTGCTCCAGATCCTGTCGCCCATCCATCTTCTACATCATCACTTGTTTTATAGTACCAAGATGCTCCATATTTTTGTATTGGCTCATCAGCAAAATTTCCATTTCCATTTGTCCATGATTCAGATATTGGAAAAGCTTCAATCTTATATTCTTGTAATAAATCAGATGCATCGGCTGCCTTTAGACTAAGATATACAGATGCAGAGGCCGCATGAGCTGCAACCTTAGGTATATCACCAGCAACAATTGATGATGATAATGTTGTTATTTCTTTTCCAAAGTCTATTAAAAATCTAGTATTATATTGATTGGTTTGAATAATACCATTTAGTTTAGACCCTGAAGCTATTTTTGTAAGTTCTAGTATTTGATCAATACCTGTATTTTGTTTTGGGTATCTTTCATACAATGTTGTATCTTTTTCTGCGTAAAATAATCTATACATAATTTATCCTTTAAGGTTTGATAACTCTTCCTTTAATATCTAAATTAGGATACTTAATTTCAAATATACAAGGGTCTAATGACGGATAAATAATATTATTTCTAGTTGCTGCAGCAATATTATATACAACATTTGAATATCCGGATTTGGTTGTATTTTGAATGTTTATTGTCGGTACACTTTGTACACCTTCAACTTGATCTAATTCAGATGTGAGCTCTGATATATTAATACTTCCATTTATTTGCATTTTATCAGTATGTAACAGCATTTTTAATCTATCAATACATCGTGTAAGTACTTCATCGTTATTATATCTTGCTTTTGGAATTATTTCAAAATTTACAATAAGGTTGACAATATGTGCAGACTTAATACTAATCGCATCAGTTAGCATTCTAAATTCTGATAGGTATGTACGTATATTTTCTTTTAGTGCATTATTTGGTGATACAAGATTGTGATCAGAATCATACCCCAATAAATATAAATTTAATGCTAATGGGTTTGCGATAGTGTCTCTTGGATAATCAATATCTTGAGTATTTTGTTGAGTATCTCCAATTACATATGCTTTTGCTACTGCGCCATATTTTGGTGGCAATGCATATATTCTGGCAATATAATCTTCTCTGGTTATTATTCTATTTTGTGCTGCAAAAGATGCAATTGCATTTTGACGTATACTTTCTATAGTCTGTTTTTCTGTGCCGCCTCTTGCTGGTTCTGGATTATTAACTGCAACTGAATCTTTAACAATAGATAAATCAACCGTCGAATTATCATTTAGATATGTTATAGAATTTATGTTGATAATTGTATTAACTCCTACATTATCCTTTATGCCTCCGCCTATAGTATATTTAACAGTCAATGTTTCATTATTAGGTGCCAATCCATAAGTACTAGTAGCTAAGAAATTAGATGGATCTAAATTAGATGTAGTGGTTCTTCGTAAATATTCTAGGCCTGAACCAACATTTTTTGGATTTGGTATGATTTCTTCATCTGCATCAGAACTTATGCCTGACCCAAATTGCAATTCTGTCGTTAAATCAGATCTAACTCTTGATATATACCGTCTTGGTGTTTTTCGTAATTTTAATATATATGGTACAGTACTTCTATGTTGAGATAAACTAGGGTCATTATATTCAATGTTAGCAATATCTTCAAACACTGTGTCTTGGGCTAAATAATTAACTTCATACCATGGTTGTCCTGTATCACTTGTTACTGATAGTATTTCTAACACATTAGTTTCTGGTATTAATATCTTATCATATTGTTTAGGGTCATCAAATGCAAACTCACGTGTTACAACTTCTCCAGAGACAACCGTTGTTTGTTTCTTAAGTAAATAATATGTGATATTACCTGAGCCGTCAGTTTCGTAAACAGAAACGTCTGGGTTGTCATTAAAATCTATATTTTCGGCTGTTCTAAATAGTTTATCATCCCCCGTTAATACTTCCATACCATTTTGTATAGACAATGCATAAGTGTAATCAGGCCTTGCAGCTTCTCCAGCACCTATTGCTGGCACTAATTGATATACATCCAACTTACAATGTGCTGGAGAATTTAATCTTGGTCTATACCCAAATAATTGAGACAACATCAATACATTTTGTTCTTCTTGAGCTCCTGACAATAATGATTCTCTAAAAGCTTGATCTGTATAATATGATAATACATCTCCTACGTAAGACGCCATCTCCATAAACATCATTCCTGGTGATGATTCATTAAAGTCTTGGTATGTGTTCGGAAAATATTGTTTTGTGAATGTTATTAGATTTTGTCTAAATTGTGCAAAATCTTTTCCTAAATACCGTATGTCCTTTTTAACTAAATCTGCCATTTTATTTATATCCTATTATATTCCAAATGAACCTACTTGAATTAACCCCGAAGTTGATGCATCCGGTATTATGTCAATAATTGTAATTTCATTTTCATTAGCCATTATATTAATTACAAGATTTGCTCCAGTCGCTCCAACTTGGAACTGTATCTGAATATCAACCGTATGTATATCAATGTTTTGTACGACTGTAATATCATTAACTACAATATATGGCAACCAACGTGCGATGTCTGCTATTAAAGTCTCTTTTAAAAAATCAATCATACTCTCTGTGTTTTGTTTGAATACTGATTCTCTAATACGTGTTCCAAAATCTGGTTGCATGTATCGCTCGCTTTTGTAAGTTAACAATAAATTTTTTAGATTTGATATTGCCTGTTCTTCTGTAGAATATGATTGTGCAAATACAGATGCTCCTCCTTTAGTTCCGCTATTATAATTATCCCCTGGAGGTTGTTGTGAGCCCGAAATAGCTATTAAGTTGGTGTTATATGCGGGCGACGACTTATCCATAGGTAGTAAAATACCTATTGCTACATCTGGTGTTTCATTAACAGGTTGATATTGGTATATTGCTCTGGCCACTATTTAATGCCTTTCTTTTTATCTATTGCTTTCATAAGTGCTGAATAATCTTTTGTCATTATGCCGACCGTTTTTGCAACATTTTCATTCTTCATGTCAATGGGATTGCCATTGGTATCTGTTGTTGCTAATAATTGTTGAGAGCTCTTTTGTGTACCGAATGATTCTGCCATACTTGAGTCATATGTCATTGTTGGATATGATTCCATTTCTGATATGATGGGTTCTTGATTCATTGAGCTAAAATCGGTTGATGTAGCTGTTTCATTTAATAAATCATTTAACATGCTATTTTTAGTATAAGTCTTTTTCTTTCTAGCTTTAATTTTATAAGGGTCAGACTGACGTTCTACCATCTTATGTAAATCTATGCCATGATTAATAACTTGTTTGTGATTAGGTTTTTTTTGCTCATTAAGTGCTTCTTTAACTGCAGCTTTAACTTCCTCTCTGATAACTTTACGTAATATCTTTACGAATGATTTTGTTTCCATAGAATACTCCTTTTTAATAAATATGTTTATGATAGAGTTCTGGAAATAGTTTTTATGTGATTGCTCCTAAGCCAACACCTGGACCTGTAGTTGCTCCTGCACTCATTCCTTGAGTTGGTATTCCAGGAGCTACTACTGTTGTAACAAGTCCTGATTTTATATATTTATCAATTGCCTTTGTCATTTCTTTTGCAAAGATGGCTTCTATATGTGCTGCTTTTAAATAATTATCAATTGCAATTGTCATATCTCTTGCAAAGATTTCATCTATATGTTCTTGGCTTCTACCTGATCTCATA